ACCCCTCTTTGAGATTTAAACTCTTTTACTTTATTTTCCATTGTATCTTTCTTGTATTGTTAAATATGCTTTTTCTACATCTATGCCATTAGCTTTTAATTTATCTAAATTATCAATAAATAAGCCATCTGCTTCTAATCCTGCCTTTTTATCCTCTTGTAATGCTTCAATTCCTGTGAAATTAGGCATAAAAGTCCAATTATCAGGCAAATAGTATATTTTATTTAAACTTTTAGCAGTATCAAAGGCAAATGCTTTAATTACGTTCTGCCAAAACGATTTTTCTGCTATTGTTTGATTACTAAAGGTAGCATTGTCTTTTTTAGGCAATAATTCTTTATTTACTCCAAATACACCTGCAATCTTAATTGCGTTCTCTAAAGTTTCATCAAATGGCTCTAATTCCTTAATTGTGCCTAAAGTTTTGATGAATTGTAAAGGAACACTTGACATTCCGATAAAATTCTTATCTCCTACCAATCCATTTCTGTCTTGTAGGTCTTTTAGCATTGTATCTCTTGTAACAGGATCAATAGCTTCTTGTAAAGATGCACCGCCACCACCAACTGGAGCTTTTGCTAATATACCTGCATTACCATTCTTAGCATATACATTATACCTTGCTTGATAAACAGCTAAGATATTATTGATATTTTTCTCACAAGCAAATAAAGGACTTCTTCCTGTTCCTGTTTGTGTTATTCCTAAATTAGCAGTATGTAAAACGTATCTCGGTTTTATCCTATGCTCATAAAAGAAAAATGTTTTATAATAATCCACTAAGTCAGAAACTTGTTTCATCAAAAATGGATTTGATATTTCTTTATGTAAAACTGGCTTAGTAACATTTGGTTTTAATACCCATATATTACTTATATTGTCATAAGTTGGATTTACTATACTATCAGCTGTTTTTGTATAAATATAGCTATTTCCATCTGCTAATTCAGCAAATATGCTTTGGTATATAATATCTGAGAATCTATCTAATGGATTTGGACTATCTAATAATCTTTTTAAATTTCCTTGCGGAATAATTACTTCTTTTGTATTTGTATCTACAATATCGTATTTTAATGAAGAACATCTTTCTGCAATCGCATCAATAGGAATAAATATCTCTGCTATTGTATTTGCTAATTCATAAGCATTGCTTTGGTCGAATTTAATTAACTTACCTCCATTTGCATTTTGCATATATTGGTTAAAATAACTTAACCATGCTGCATCATTGTCACTTTCTGCATATCCTATTGGAGATTTTTTTTTAGTCTTAAAGAAGTTCCAATTCATTTAGTATATATATAAAAAAGCATTACTCTCCATTAGGAAAGTAATACTCTTATTATTAATTTTAATATCCTCTGTTTTCACAACAATAGATTTTATTTGACAAATATATAATAATATTTTTAATAAATTATTAAATTTAAAAAATTATCCGTATAATAATGCCTTGTATTTAATCTTTAAAATGTTTGCAGCACTCGCTAAACTATCAATAGCATCTTTTTTATGAGTATTTTGTCCTTCGCGCTCATAACTTGTAACGTGTTTGATAAATCTTGAATATTCTACATCTCTTAGATAGTTTTCGTCAAATATAAAATGTTTCTTAATAAATTCACTATTACTCAAAATTCTTGCCTCTTTTGGCACAGTTACAGTAAATGGCTTAACTTTTGTATTATTTGACATATCTCGCTTCAATAACATAAAAGCAGCAGCTCCTATTCCATTAACCTCTAAAAACACTTCTTCTATAAAATGCTCCCTACTCTTATCGATTAATTTTTCATTAATAATCTCAATCCCATCTTTTGAATGAATAATCCCTTTAACAAAACACAAAAGTTTACCTTCAATAATCGCAACGTGCATAAATGGAATCGAATAATAATCACCGCCTGTATTTGCTGGATCGCCTACTGCAAACTTAAATACGATAGAGCTTATTGGTATATTATCGAAATTATAAAATTGTAAAGATTGCAATGGCAGCAACTTACCAACTAAGTCTTGTGGGTTCTGTTGATACTGAGTTTCAAAGATATTTTCGTCAATTTGTCTGATTTGGTTCAATTCAGCCAATGTTTGCTTAAATTCCCATAATGCTTGTTCATTTCCGTATTCATCGACAGTTATGCATGGAATATCAATAAAAGTCCATTCTTCTTCCTCAGTTTCCTTTAAATACCCAATTAAGTCATTTGAGTGCAATCTTTGCCCAATTACTATAATTGGAGTTTCTCTACTGTTAGTTCTCGACCTAATAGTAGTTTCAAACCTTTCATTTACTCTTTGCCTCTTTAAATCAGACAGAGCATCATCAGGTTTCAATGCATCATCGATAATAATCGCCCCAGCAAATACTTTTGTCTGTTCGGGTAAATTTTCGAAAATCTCTCTATCGACTTCACCTGCACCAAAACCTGTAATCTGCCCACCAGTTGCAGTTGCATACACTCCACCACCTCTCGTAGTATGCCACTTATTTTTACTCGCACTTGTCTTACTTATCTCAACATAAGGAAAAATAGTGTTATAATCTTCACTCGCAACGAAATCTCTCGCACTTTCACTATTATCAAAAGCCAAACTCTGAGAATAACTCAAATGTATGAACTTACTACTCGGATTGTGCGCTAAACCCAATGCAATGAAGTTTTTAACCGCTAATTCCGTTTTTCCATATCGAGGAGCTATACTTATGCATAATTTCTTTATATCTCCCCTAATTACCTTGTCCAACGCATCACATATCGTTTCGTGATGAGAATTAACTACAAAACTCCTTCCATAACGCTTTTTAAAGAAGTATTTTGTAAAAGTCATACAACTTGACATTAATTTCGCCTGGACTACTCTTAACTGCTCTAAAGCAACTACATCATTCATAATCTTAGTTTAATGCAAATATAGAATTAGTTTTTTACAATTAGATTTTTTGGAAAAATTTTTTTTGGAAACCCATTTTGCCTTTTGGTTTTTTTGTGGTGAAATTTTGGTAAAAAATATTTTGGTTGTATTTATACTCCCTATCTTCCATTTTCAAAAGTTTTTATTATTATACGTCCCGCTTTCCTACATTTGAGGCTTGTCTTCGCCCTGTGTAGCAACCTGACTCAACCCGCGCGGTTGTTGACTTCTTAATTTTGACCTTTGCACCTTTGTACCTTTGTTTTTCCTACAAATTTGGGCGCGGTTGTGTGTTGGTTGTGTAAAGTATCAGGACCTAATGAAGCGCGAAGCCTTATAAATAGGCTATTCTTCCTTTATTTCGTTCAATATCATGTTAATGTTTTCTATTGTTAGCGGTTGTCCTGTCTTAACTTCACCGTCTAAGGTTAAACGATCTCCGTATTTCTTCGGCATTAGCTTACTTAACAGCCATTTATCAGTATCTAATATAAGGCGGTCGCGCTGTACTGCTACGGGGTTGGGTTTCAAGTTCCCTTCTGAGTCTGTATAGAAGTCGTTGGCGCGGTTGTGGCTGTTGCGTACCATGCGCTCGGCGATTAGGTCGGCTCGGGCTTCGGTCGCGCGTACGTATTGGTTAAGCATTTGCGCGTCTTTTTGTATCATATCGTCAAACGTTTTCTTATTCAATCCTATTTTCTTTGTGGCTTTTGTTAGGCTTTCTCCTTTGCTTTCAATTAGTGTTATTATCTCTTTAAACTTTCTTTCTCTTTCTTCTTGTGCTTCTTTGCTTTTGTGGTTTATAGTTGTTATACTTTTGGTGAGTGGCTGCGCTTCTTTAGATCCTTTCGGTTTGCTTTCGCTTACTGTTTTAATTAATTCTTTTGCGCTTTCTGTTAATTGCGGTTTGTTTTCTGTGTTTGTTTGCTTCTTATTCATTTTGATAGTTTTAATACATTTAAGGCAAAGTTATATATTTTATTTGTTAGTTGTTTACTTTGGTTTTATTGTTTGTTATATAGCCTTATTTGACTTAATTAGTATTTATACTTTACCTTACTTTATTTGTTGTATTTTCTTACAACTATATATATTTGTATGTTGTTAATTATCAACTACTTATAAATAAATTAAAATTATTTTAATGTTTTTTATAAAATACTTTAATATTTATTAGGTAGTTAATAATAAACAACCTATATTTGTTAAAGAATTAAAGCAGTAAGATCTTTGACATTTTGAAAGTTTACCAGGTAGCAACCTAATTTGTATAAAGCCTTATTAACTCGTATTAATAAGGAAATCTTTGTAGCTTGTAACGTATACCGAAAAAGTAAACAAAAATAGCCTTATAACTCAGAATTTTAAAAATAACTTTTTTAACTTGATTCGATTGTCAAGATAAGGCACTAACTAAAAAACATTAAAAAAATGGAAACTTTTACATTTATTAGAATCGGATTAAAATATACATATACACTAAAAAAACCTTTAGGATATATTTATAAGTTAGAAAACAAATATATAATAAACATAACTAAAAACTAAAAACATGAAAGCAATTAAACAAAATCCAGGTCAAAGTATTTTTGTATTAATACTATTAATTGTAACTATTAGCGTTACAGTTAGCGAATTAACTAAAATCATTAACTAACTTTTAAACTTTAAAAACATGGAAACTATCAAACAATTAGCACCAAACCAATTTTATTTTTTTAACAATAATAAAATAGTATTTCAAAGTTATAATACTATTGTTTGCATTATTGATGAAATCGGATCAATACATTTAACAGAAAATCAACCACAAAGTAAAACAACTGCAAAATATTTAAATCAATTTTTGAAAATATTCACTCCATTAAATAACTATAAACAATTAAAATAATATAAACTATAAAAACTTAAAAATTATGAAAACAAAAGTAACTAAATCATCAGTAAAAAACAGTTTTAACACTATTTTATCATTAGGATATTGTGATATAGATAATTTAACACGTTATAAAAATCCTTTCGCCTATTCTTGTGGCGTTTGCGGTTGGTCGTGTGACTATTACGATATTGAAGGCGTTTGCCTATCAACTGGATATGATCCAATAGGTCAAAATGTAGATTATAAACTTGTGCGCAAATATGAAGCGAAAGCGCAAAAAATTTCACTTGATTATAATCTTGACTATAAAATAAGAGAAAAAAGAGTAAATAAATTACTTATTGAATTTATAAATAAAGCTAAAAACTAAAATAATGAAACGTAAAAAAACCGATTCAACTATTAACACAATAATACAAATAACACTATTTACATTTTTTATCATTATAGTTTCAGTAGTGGTGCAAATTAATAACTTTTAAAAACTAAAAACATGAAAAATTTAATTTACAAATTATCAAATATTGCAGCAGCTCAAAAAATGTTTATCGAAATACTTGAAAGTAAAAGCAAACTAGATAAGCAGCAAAATGAAACTTTTGGGAATTTATTTAATCAAAATCAAAAATTAATGCGCGAGGTTGCTGCTGAATATTTAACGCTAAAAAATAGATCTATTGAAAAAATAATAAATACCAGGACTTATATACATGAACATTTAAAAGAAGTTGAAAGCGCTTTATTAGAATTAAAAAACGAAAACAATTTAAAGTTTTCAAATGAATATATAAAATTTATTAATATTTCAAACTATAACTAAAAACTAAACAAAATGCAAACATTTATATTAAAAGAAAACGTTTTAACTGATGATTTATTGATATTAACCGATAAAAATAAAGTCTTTAAAGGCAATTATATTGCAATAGTAAAACAATATAGTTTTTTAAATGCATGGTCCGATAAAGAAAGTATTAAGCTATTCAGATCCAAAAAAAGCCTTTATAAATTTTTAGATAAAAATTATGATAATTTAGATTATTTAGATTTTACAGGAACTAATATAGAAAACTAATTAAACAACTTTTAAGGCGCTAAAATTATAAAATAACACAATAACATTACTAAACTATTTTAGCGCCTTATTTATACTTTAAACAACTAAATTTTAAACTTATGAACTCAACTTTTTTAGAAAATAAATTAATTGAAATATTTAATATATCAACTTTAGACGAAATAAATAAAATAAGTATTAAACAAAGTTTTGATAATTTAACAAATGATTTTGATAAATTATTGATTATAAAACAAATTGAATATAACTATTTAAAAAACTTATAAAATGATAAATTTATATCCAAAACGCGAAATTTTTATAGAAACTATAAAAACTAATTCACTTAATAGAATAGGTAAAGCAAAAATACATTTTAGAAATTATAACGTTAATGATGATAAAATTGATTATTACATTTTAGAGGGCGAAAAAAACGCATGGCATGAAATAAAAGTTAATTTTTTATACGATCAAATGATGTGTAAAATTAAAAATGAATATAAAGATACTTTTAATAGAGTAATGACAGTAACTAAAATAAATTAGAAAATATGCAAACATTTAACAAACTAATACAGCGAAAAATTGATATTGAAAAACAAGTTGATTTTTTCAGCAATTATTTACAAAAATTTCCTGTTAATGAAATAGGCTTAATTACTGAAAAATGCGAAAAATATAAATTCGCTAAAATTGGTTTTGATCATTGGTTTAAAAAACTCCAGGATATAAACATTTTTATAAATAGAAACTACAAAAAAGAATATAAAAATTATCGATTAGAAAAAATAAAATAACTAAATTACTAAACTAAACAAAATGAAAAAATTAATTTTAATACCAATTTTTACAACTTTATTCAGTTGTAGCACTCCCGAAATTGAAAAAAATCAATTACCCGAACTTTACCCAACTGAAAAATGTTTTTTAAATTATCAAAGTGATGGACAAATTATAATAATTGATAAAAACCACGCAAAAAATGATACAATTTACAAAGGTTCAAATTCAGTAAGTAAAGAAATAAATTTAATAATTATAGGCTATTATCAAATTGAAGTAAAAAATAGTACAAATATTTATTTATCAATTACAAACTCAAAAAAAGAAATCGCAAAATTTAACAGTAAGACAAACGGACTAATTTACCAATTTTTTAACAAATAAAAACTAAAAAAAATGCAAACTAAACTATTTGAAATAAAATTTTACAACGGTTCAAAATTTAACGTTTTTTGTGCCAATAGTTCACAAATAAATAGATTTTTAAAATTTATTTATAAACATAGAAATAAAATTGAATATTGGAAAGAATTAACAAACGGTATTCACTCAATAAAAGATTTTGAAAAAATTACTACTAACTTTTTAAACTAAAAAAAATGAAATCAAAGGATTTAAGATTTAAAAATACTAACTATAAAAAACATGATTTAGTTTGTCAAAAAATATTTGGTTGCGAATATTTTAATTGGCTAACAGGTTGGGAGCAATTCCATTTGATAAATAAATATAATTTAGAATGTAAACAAACTAAAAACTAAAAAAAATGAATGATTTATTCGAAACTCCTGAAAATTTACCTATTGAAATAATCGATTTAATGCATGAATTTTCAAAAATGAATAATAGCTATAACGCTTGTAAAATAATGCTTAGAGAGTGCCTTAAAATTGGTTACACGTTTGAATATGGTCTTGATGCTATACCGTTTAATTTAAAAAAATTGTAAAATGTATAAAATAACTTATTTTGAAAATTCAACTAACTCAATACAGGTAGTAATATTTAAAGGTATTGAGGCAAAAGAAAAAGCAATTATTTGGGGATCAAATAATATTTTAAACTTTAAAAAAAAATATATAACAAAAATTAATTAAAAAAAATATGAATAATAATTTAAAAATTGAAGTAATAGATGGTTATTGGACAATAAACGATAAACCAATTAAAATTTGTTCTTATGCAAAAAAATCTTTATTTTCTCATTATTTAAAAATGCGAATTATTAAAGAAAAAATAAAAGAAACGAATAGTTTTAAAAATAGAAGTAATGAAATTAAAAACCAATTTAACCATGTTTTTAACTTTCCTAATGAACAAAAAAGATTTTTTAATAATGATTATAAAGAAATAATTTTCATAGCTAAAAACTAACTAAAATGACAGCAAAAGAAAAAAAGAAAGTAAAAAAATTACTTAAAAAAGGATTAAAAAGTTTTGTACTTATTACTTCACTATGTATTTTATTAATATTAATAACAAAAAATTAGAAAAATGGAAAATTTAATTTTAGAAACTATAAACGATTATTGTAACGAAAATTATAATTGGTTTGATGATTATATTAATTGCAAAGATTTAGAAATTTATGATGATGATTTTAATTGTATTGCTATTGTAGATTTTGAGGTAGAAGTTGAGGTTTATCGTAAACCTTCTTATGGAAATTATTTTGATGCGCCTGAATATGGCGAATGTGATTTTATACTTTTCGCAATTAAGTTACATGATTTATATAACTCAAAAAATAAATTATTGCCTAACTGTAAACAAAAATTACAAAAATTACTCGAAGATAAAATTGGAAAAAAATTGTAAATTAAAAACTAAAAAATTATGAAAACATTATTAGAAAAAATGAAAAAAGAAAATTTGGAAAAATTAGAAAACAATAAAGATAAATTTCCAACTTCTATAAAAAGTTGTTTAAAAGCATTAACTACAAAAAATTACTGGATTGAATTAAATATTGACGAAGCACTTTTAATTTTATCTTTTACTACAAATAAAAATTTAGATGTAGAAAATATAACCGAATTATTTAATTTAGACTAAAGTTTTTAATAAAATTGCTATGATTAATAATAATTAACTATATTTGTAAAAAAAAATTAAACTATGAAAAAAGAAATAAACGAAAACCAGGAAAAAAATTTAGGCGGTAGACCTAAAGTATTTATTGACGATGTATCGGTAACTTTGCCGATGTCAGTTCCAAAAAAACAAAAAGAATTTTTGCAAAAAAAATGGAATTTAGATTTAGAAATATTTAGAATACAAAAATAACTTAAACAAACTATTATGAAAATTTACGAAAAATTATTGACGATTCAAAAAAGGATTAACGGACTAGGCAAAGACAAAGCAACATATAATTATAAATATGTTACTGGCGATAAATTGCTTGGAGAAATTAAACCAATGATGAATGATTTAGGATTGCTTTTAAAACAAGAAGTTTTATCTATTGAAAATACAAGGCAAGATTATCAACTTATTGATAAAACAGGAACTATAAAAAATAAATCCGAAATTTTATCAAAAGTTATGATGAAATTTACTTGGATTGATACAGAAACTGGAGAAAAAGATGAAAATTTATTTGGCGCAAATGGTCAAAATGATTGGGAGAAAGGATTAGGAAGCGCACTTACTTACGCTGAAAGGTATTTTTTACTTAAATATTTTCATATTGCAACCGATGAAGATGATATTGATAACGATCAAAGGAAAACTTCAGCGCCAATACCTTTAAAAGAAGAATTAACCGATTTAGATTGGATTAACCTTGAAACAATTTTTGAAAACAAAAAAGAAAAAATTGATGCAGAAAAATTTGATGCAGTAAAATCAGCGGTTTATGGTAGAAATCCAAAATATTATGATTATACTTTAGCATCTTTAAACAAACTATAAATAACTAAACTATTATGGAAAAAATTTTATTTCGCGCATCGGGAATCGGTGCGCTTTTAACTGAAGGCAGAGGAGTTGTTTTAACTGAAAATCAAAAACAAACTTTAGCAGATTATAAACTTAGAAATTCAGGCGAAGGAAAACCTTTAACTGATAAGCAAAAAATCGATTTTGAGCTACTTTTAAGCAAAGAAAATGCAAAACCTACACTAAGTGACACAGCAAAAAGTTTTATCGAAAAAACGTGGCTATTTAACGAAAAAGGATTTTACGAAGAATTGTCAAGTAAATATGTAGAAAAAGGAAATTTTAATGAAGATGATGGAATTATTTTAGTTTCAGAAATTGAAAATTCTATTTACGAAAAAAATGCAGAAAGAAAAACTATTGGGCATATTACAGGCGAAGCAGATATTTTTTGCAAAATTAATGGAGTAAAAGTAATTAAAGATATAAAAAGTTCCTGGTCGCCTTTAACATTTATGAATGGCGAATTATCTACTATCTATGAATGGCAAGGTCGAGCTTATATGTATTTATATGATGCCGATGAATTTCATTTGCATTATACTTT